ACGAATACCATCAAGTTTAGGTTGGCTATAAACTGGATAATTAATTTCGTGATCTTCATACTTTTGTGCAAGCATTGGCTCAAAGTATTGAACCTTGTTAATATCTTTGATAGATTCAAAGTAACCAGATTCTAATTTCTTTTTGCGTTTTGCTTCTGCTTCTTTGATTGCTTGTTCCTCTGGAGTAGTAGCATTTGATCTGCCAGCATTTTTAATATCACAATCGCTCCAGTTATTAGTAATCTTTTCACCATCTGTTTGACCAGAAATAGTGCGGTATTGATTTCCTTTAACTTCAATAGTCCACTCTTGGATTTTGCCAGTCTTTGTCTTTTTATAAATTGTAGGTAGCTTCATAATTCCAGTATATACTGGACTAACCAATTCGTCAATTTTTGTTTTTTTTTGATTTAGAAGGACTTGCAACTTTCAATAAACTCCAACTACCATCTTTGTTATCTTGCCAATCAATCGTATCACCGATTTTCCATCCCATTTTATTCATTAAAGAATCTGGTATCTCAATATACTGGTATCCATCTTGCTCTTTGACTTGTAGAATATGAGGTTTTTTCTTCATTTAAAATCTACCAAAGGTTCAATATTTAAAAATAAATCTCTGATATGATTCATCTCTGGTGGCAAAGGGTCAAATTGAATATTTTTTCTTGCTCTTTCTTGAGGGGTATCATTCATCACCGATACTTCTTCTAAACCATATCTCCTTATTGCGTCATTATATGCTTGACCAGCATCATCTTCATTATTAAAATAACCTAAAAAGATTCTTTTTTTGTCTAGCATTATTTTTGAATGCCATTTATCCTTTTCTTTATTAAAGGATACTCCTTTATACTTAGACGAACCTCCTTTACGCTTATCAGCATTTCTTCTGTTTCCACTCTGATCAAGTTCTCTTAAATTTTGTATATTATTATTTAACATATTTCTATCTTTATGATCTACTAATGGAGGCAAAAAACCATTGTGCCAATAAAAAAATAAACGATGGAGTCTAATATTTTTAAACTTTCTATTTACCGAAAAACTAATTACAATATATCGGCCATTTGATCTTTGTTTTAAAACTTTTCCAGTAGATAAATTTATCACTTGTTGTTTTTCTAAATCTATAAACAAATCCTTCTTCATATCGTCCAAAGTAGGCCAAATCCTAGTAATAACGCAACTATTTTCATTTGTTTTTTTCATCTTGGTGTTAAAGTCCTTATAACTTTTCTAATGCCATTCCATTGTAGCCAATTTAAGAATCTTATAATATAATTTATTCCAATAGAAAGTTTCCATTCAATAAGATTCATAGTCTTAACATAATATTTAAAATAAAAACTATAAACTGGACAACGCATTTTTCTTTCGTGATCGTCTATTTCTTTCTGAAAGGATTCTTGTGCATCTATTCTTTTTCCAGATGAATTTTTTTCAACTGGCGTAATTAAAGATATTTCTGTTAATAAACCTTTTACTACAACACATTTCCAATCTGGAAAGTAATCATAGCTTTCCTTGGTTTTACCAGAAATATAAGCACCAAAAGTAAATGTGCCAGTATAATCATCTCTAAATACTTCTTCTTCGCTATCTTTTACCAATTTATTTTTATTAAAAAATTCACCAAATTTACTATCATCTTTTACATAATCTGGATTATCTTCCCAATGGCTAGTTATTTTTAATTCAAATAATCTATAATCACGGATGATATAAGTAGACATAAGACTTTCTTCTAGTTCTTTTGTTTGAAATTCTTCTTTCTTAAAGTCAATATCAAGAGCCTTCAATTCATCATTAAGAGGTAAATCTTGCTCGACCTTGATATAATTAAACATACCCATATACTATATATTATCCTTTATTTAATTTTTGTCAATCTTATGTTGCCTTTTTTATCTATAACAACATAGCCACATTCTTTTTCACAGAAACTTCCAGTATTTACATATTTATCTGTATTTTCTGGAAGATGAGTATGACCACAGATTATCTTATCGTATCCATTCATATTAATATAATTCAAGGCATTTCTTTTAATATCCGAACTTTTCTCTACAAAATCGTTTGTATGGTGTTTAAATAATTTAAAGAAATCATCTGCAAATGGAGTATAGTGTCGGATAAAGTAATATACCTTAATAATAAAATTAGTAATCCATTTGTATTTTGTAAAATAAATATCAAATATATCTCCGTGAACAACTAATACTTTGCTATCTTTTAATTCTATGATATGTTCGTCTTTGCAATTAAAACCAAGAAGAATACTCATAAACTCTGCTTTGAGAAAACAATGATTCCCAATTAAATAAATTATCTTGCATTTTTTAGAAAGTTTGCGTAATTTAGATAATACTTTCCAATGGGCTTTATTTAACCTATGTAAATTATGGTGGTCAAAAAGATCACCAGCAATTATAATTGTTTTTGCTTTGTTTTCTTTTAATACTTTTAATACTAAATCTGCTTTGGAATGTTTGTCTCCAAGATGAATGTCTGATAGTATTAAATATTTATTCATTACCAATGGTGTATTGCATTAATTATAAGCACTATGTTGGCAATTACGCCAAGGATAACTATAAACATTTCGTATAACTTGTGTGTCATAAGTTTGCGAAAGATTGTTCTTTCATCTTTAATTCAAAATCAACATCTATATTATCATAACCATAAGTATTGGGCAAGGACTTTGCGTAGTCTGCGTGTTTGCGTGGATTCTTATGACCATCAATACTTTCTGAATAATGAAATAATGGAATATGATTGCCCCAAGTAATTCGTGCAAGATGAAACGCTTGTTCTTCTGATAAGTTGTCTGGATGACATTTGTGGTGAAGATAATCAAAAGTAATTGGAATGTTAGAAACAGAATGGAAATGTTTCATAAGTTTCTTAACTGACCAGCAAGTGTCTTTATCGTCATTTTCAATAACTAATCTAGACCTAACATCGTTTGATAGTTTTTCAAAGTTACTCATAAACTTTTTAACTATATCATTTAGATTGCCCTTGGAATTATGTATGTGCATATTCATAGGTGCATCATAGTTTAGTGGACAGCCAATTTGTGTCATAAACCAACCATAGTGATTTAATTCTTTGATTGTTTTGTCGATTGCATTTTGATTGTCACTTGCAAGAACATTAAATTCAGAGGGATGGCAAGAAACTCTTGCGTTCTTGGATTGAACTAGATTCTTGATATTATTAAATTGATTTACTATTCTCTCATAGTCTGGCAAATCTTGTAATGATACATTTGCTTTGTCATAAGTAATAAGAGGAAATAAATCAGAAGAAATTCTATAAGTATGATTATGGTCGGCACAATACTTTATGTATTGATATGTAACAATCATATTGTTTAATATTCTAGAAGATAAGGTAGAAAGAGCTTCTTTCCTATCCATAGATGAGAAACGAGCATAAGTCATAGTATTGAACTTGATAGGATTATCTTGTTCAGCTAGACTTAATACAATACAACAAACTCCTTTTCTCATCATTCAAATATAATATAAGTTGTCAAATTTGTCAATTATACTTTCTCAAAGAATCCAAAGCTATTTAACCTTGTTGTGCCGTGATACTTGTATTTGATGGTAAAACTTTCTGGTTCGATAATAGATAAGAATTTTTTACCTTCGTCTGTTTCATACAAATAATAATCTTGACCTATAATACATTCTATTCTGCACTCAAAACTATCAACAAAACTATTCCATTCGTGAAGTGAAACTAACGCATCATATTCTGTCTTAATTTCTTCTAAACGAGTTTCTATTTTTTTATTTAGATTTAAATGTCTAACTTGTTGTAGCTTACCGAGATCAGCAAGCTCAATTTTTGGAGCAGAGTATTCTGCTATGTATGAGGAACTTGCACGATTTTCCAAAACTCTTTTTGGATCTGTCATCTGTAAATATATGTAGATGAACCATTATGGTTTTTTAATTCTTTTTTAATCAACGACTTATCTCTTTCATCTGACCAATTTATACTATCAAAGTTTTCCTTAAACCTATTGGAGAAACAATTTCTTGCTTTATCGCCTTTTCCAGCACCATTATTTGGCCGAGATTGATTCATATTTGGACTTTTTTCATTCATATATTTGGCTTTTTCGTGTTCACAAATATAGATATTTGGCTAAATCCTATTCACAAATAGGAATATATTTGCCTAAATCTCGTTAGTAAATATTACTTTTTAAAGTCACCAAGATCGCGATCAAAAGAAAATTTTCCAGGTTTTTCTACAAGACCTTCATAAGTTTCTTCTGTACATCCAGCCATTTCGGTAAATGGAGCTACTACTGCAAAAATTCCAAATGCACCAATTGTTGCTGCGGTTGAAATTGGGCGAACAAATACTAAGTCTCCAGCAGATAGAAAGCCATCTGCAACTGGAGTGGATTCGCTTTGAGTACCAGTATCTGACAAGCCTAAAGAGGCAGAAAATAGTGCGATCAATGCTAGTGTTTTAATTTTATTCATATTATTATATTATATATGACTATTATGGTTTTGTCAAATATATTTGACATTTTCTTGTTAGCAAATATGATATTCGGAACGAGTAGGATTCGAACCTACGGATGGAGTTAACCATCGGAAGTTTAGTAAACTTCTGCTTTAGACCACTCAGCCATCGTTCCAAAACTCCCAAACTAGGATTTGAACCTAGAACAGCCTCGTTAACAGCGAGGTGCTCTACCGTTGAGCTATTTGGGAATAAATTGTTTATGTATTTTATCTGTAAATGTATATATCCTATTTATAGTAAAATAAATGATATTTAAAATTAAATATTTAATAAAAATTATTTTTTTATAAATTTTTGATTTAAAAAAATTAAATTTATTTTTAAAAGTTGGATTTTGGATTTCTTTTAAATTTAATTTGTTAAAGTGTAAAAATGGACAGCCAATAGCTTTATTTTCGTGAGAAAATTGAATGTTTTGTTTTTTAAAATCTTCAGTTTTTGTAATTTTAAATTGAGGCCCTTTATAGCCACCTTTATAATAATCTAAATTGTGTGATGGATTTTTAATTCTTTTTTTAGTGAAAAATTCTTGAAGCCTTTTTAAAGTTTTATTTTTGTTAATGTCTTTATTTATTAATTGCGTATTTGATATTTCTTCTAAATCTAAAATGATAAAAGAACAAATTGGTTCACCTTTTGAAAAGGAAATAACAGAGTCTTTTTTATTAATTTTTATGTTATATGTAAAATAATAATTCATCCAATCTGTTTCAATTACTGCATCTAAATATTGACAATACTCTTTATAGAAATTTGTGGGCCCCCTAATGTAAATAGATTTTTTTTTAGGTGTTCTTATTATATATGGTAAGCCAAATGTTAATATTCCAGATCCGAAATAAGATTTAATTGTTGAGTTTTTATGCAAATCATTTGGGTTTTCAAAAGAAAATTTTATTGATTCCTTTGATTCTCCTCCATCCCATACGCAAGTAAAGTTTGTTGGACATTCTATTTGCCAGCCCAACTCGTTAGCAATTCTTAATGGCAAGCATTTGTATGAATATGCATTTTTAGGTGTGCTCATCCATGCTCTATTTATTTTTTGTGGAGATATTGCAAAATCTTTAGCAATATTTCCATATGCTGCTGAATAAATTTCAATATTCATTTTATAGCGTATTCATTTACATGGTCTTTTATTAGATTATATATTCTTACTTCTTCTTTATTAGCTTTTCTTTCAACTTTGGAAAGATTATTAAATTTATACTCTTTTAACTGATGATGCTTGAAGTGGTATACTGGTTTATTTGAATAAACTTCATTAGTAAATCTAATATATCTAAAAGGTAAAACTTCGCCTTTGATTTTATAAAGAGTACCTAATACTGGTTGTTCTTTTTCTTCTTCAAATACTGCATCAATAAAGTTTAGAATTTTTTTTAACATTTTTCTTTTTCCTTTTGTTTTTCGGTTTAGGTTCGACATATTTCCAAATTAAACCTTTTTTATCAAGATCTACGCTCCATAGCATTACTTTATTATAGATTTTGAATCCATATCCATTTCCCCAAAACATAATAGTTCTGCTTAAAATATCTCCAATCGAATAGAAAAAATAAGATAATAAAAATCTCATATTAATATAATATATATCTTTTATACAAAAGTCAATATAATTACGATATGCCAGAATAGCACAGCGGTAGTGCAACGGTTTTGTAAACCGTAGGTCATCGGTTCGAATCCGATTTCTGGCTCTTTTTTACTTCATAAAAAAATAATAATTCTTCATTTTGATTAATATCTTTATGTGCTATCCAAACTATTTTTCTTTTTTCAATTGAGTATAGATATTTTATATTAAGGTCTTTTAATTTTTCTGCACTATTGTAAACTATAGAGTGACCTAATGGTAGGCATTTAAAGTTTTCTCCTTTTTCATTTTTATAATTGTAAAAATATTCATCAAATTTTGGATCTGGTTGATATTTGCTTGGTAAATCGAAAGGAATAATATAACAGATTTCGATAATATCGTCTTTCTTTATATTTTTTTTAGTAAAAACTCCGTTACCTGCGTTTTCTATTTTTGATTTAGTAATATACAAATCTGAATTACAAAAATAATCCATATTCATTAACTCCTCTTCCGAGAACTCTGGATGATTAAAATAAAAAATTTTAAAAATTTGATTTGATTTCATTTTCCAATAAAGATAGCAATAAAGTTAAATGATAAACATTCCAAGATGTTCCATCTTTTTCTGGATTTTCTTTTTTATCATCGTATAGATTTTTTTCAATAATTTGTCTTAAAAGATTTATAGCTTCTTTTAAGTTTTTACTTTTTATATTTTTAAAAAATTCCAAAGATTCTTTTTGAGTAAAATCATTTTTTGCCATATTTGCACTATAGCATACAAATTGTACATTCCCTATTTGGTAAGGTAAATCGGAATCAATTCTATCCAAACTAGCTTTAATTGGGCTTTTTTTAATGTCTGCGTCTTGTGTTGTTCTTGGCAGATCCATTTTAAGACCAGTAAGAGTACATTCTCCATTTTGAGATTCATAAATGTCTTTAAGATATTCATTAGTTAAATCTGTATCAAGGCCTTTTTCTTTATTCTTGAGTTTTGCTTTGTTTTTGTAATACTTGAATGGACTATATTCATCTAATCTATTATTAGCGTATCCAGTTAAGAATGTGCCTTCTTCATCTCTATATTTTGCTAAATGCTCTGGATTTTTTTTATTAGCAAATATTCCAGAGCATATATTGTTGCAAAAAAAATCTTTTTGTCCAGCCTTTATTTTTCTATTATAGTCAGATTTTATCTTTTCTATGTCTTTTTGGCATTCTGAGCACTTTATTGTGATTGTTGATCTCGCCATTTTTTAATTCTAATACAAAAATATATTCTTGTCAAATAATAAATGTTCTTCGAGTGATTCGATTTACTTGGACCCGAAAGGAGTTGAACCTTTGTCTTTTAAAAATCTAAATTAAAATACTACAAGTTTAGTTCTTTTTATTTTTTAGCTTTGTATAGATATAAGAACAAACATACTTAGCGTATTCTATCTTGAATATTATTATTTAAAGAACAGAAAAACTATTAAATAATAAACATCTAATTACGCAATATTCCAGTAGATGCGTCGTGGATATCACGCTGTAGAACTTAGGCTACAGAAGCGGTCATCTCAACAAGAGAAACTCTTGCAGAAATATGACCTTTATATTTTGCTGTTTTGGCAGTTAATATAAGTGAAACTTTTTAAGGAGTCCTCGATTCAACCTCCACTTGCATTTCAATTCATTTTCTTAAAATCGAAACCAGTACGGGCCCAATGTTAAAGAACTAACTAATCTTACACATTATAATACTTTTAATAAAATAAAGCAAGTTTTTATTAAAAAATTTGACAAAAATTTAAAATTGAAATAGTATACAAGATACATAGTTCCCAATTAGAGCAGTTTGTTGATGTCAAACAATCAACTATCGATCCTTGAGATAGCAACGTCCCAAGGGCTGACGACTATTAAAACCTTCATTTGTACATAATATGGCTAAAGAAGGAAATGTAGCTATAGGCATCGCAGAATGTAGTGATCGAAGCTACCTCTGATCCGTAAGTGCGATGGCCCTTTTACTGCTGAGATCGCAGTAAAATTTGGAGTCAAAAGAAAAGTTGGATCGATAATACTCAACTTCAGATATATAGAATCTGGAGGTAAAGCCCTTTTGGATATCAAAGAAAAGTTATAATATTGGGATATCGTATTTAAATTAGATTAATAGTAATATTTATTATAGGTTTTATATAAGTAAAGAAATATTATGAATTCTTTTAGAGAACTAAGTTGTAATTTTTATTTTTTTAAGATTTTAAAATTCTTGCCAGTTGAGTCTATTTTTTTAAGATAAGTTTTCGCTTTAGTTAAACCTTCTTCAGATAATGGAAAAACTCCATAAAGATACTTTGTGCCTTTAGATACTATATAATAGTATGAATTCTTCTCTGTCTTTTTTCTTTTATTGATTTTCTTTTGGTTTTTCTGCTTCATTTAAGTGTTTTGTGAGTAAATACTCTTTTAGTTTTTCTTTTGATTTTTCACAAAAATCCTGACCAGTTTTACCACAACATTTCTTGAATTTAGTATTGGTAAATGGACATATTGAATTTTTTGGTATTTTAGGATATATTCTTACTATAGGACTGAATTCTGTTCCCCTAGCATAGGGATTATTAGAAGAGGTTACAGCCTCTATTTGGTCTTTATTCATTTATTTATTATATAAATAAATATATAATAAATCAAATTTTTCCGTGAGCGAAACCTTCATACATACTATTTGGGCTATTTCTCACAGCTTGTACAGTATTATTCCATAGACCACCGCGCATATCTTGTAAATTTCTGAATCCAAGATAACTCATTGCGCTTCTTAGACCATTAGTAAAATCATATACAATATCTTCAATAGATTTATTTTCAATAATTGGAATCAAAGTATTGTCTCCTTCTACAAAAAGGTTCTTTTTAGTTCCATCGTATAGATCATAATCTTCGACAACATCTTGACTAGCCATTCCTCTATATTTCGCAAATCTTTTACCATCTACTTCGATGATATTTTCATCATCAACAACATCAAATAAACCAGCGAAAATTCTACCACAAATAACAGCATCACATCCACTAACAATAGCTTTAACTAAATCTTTTGGATATCTAATACCACCATCAGCAAGAATACTAGGTCTATGAGATGGGTTAGGTTTATCTTGTTTAAATAAATCAACTTGAGAAAGTTCCCAATTTCTTACAGCTTTCCAAGCATAATAATTTCCAGTTAAACTTGGACATCCGATTCCAGTTTTAACTTGAGTTAAACACATAGAGCCTGGACCAATTAGATGTCTGAATCCATCTGCTTTTAAATTAGCAAGTCTATAAACGCTTTCTTTAGTTAAAGTATTGCCTACGATAACATCTTGAGAAAATCCAGATGTCTTAAACCATCTGAGAAAATCTTCAACATTTTTAGCTAAACCATTCGCTGTATCCAAGAAATAAACATTAGTAAATGTACTAGTAGCTCTAATTCTTTCTTCTGCATCCTTTAACCCAATCGCAGTAACGCAGAAATCACTAGCGTCTTTAATGAGTTTAGCTTTAGCTCTTTGATCATCAACCGACATGAATCTATGTAAAACTCCAGCTGCACCAAGCTTATTCATTTTAATGCATGATTTAACAGAAGATACTGTATCCATTGGGGAAAGTATAATAGGAATCTTTATACTACAATTTCTTGAAATTTTAGTAGTTGTATCTACTTCTTTTCTAGAAGTAATATCTGAGAAATTTGGGAGCAATGAAATATCATCGTAACTTAAAGCTTCTTTGAATTCTTGTTTTTGCATTTAAATATAATACCATCTATTTAATTTATAATCAAGAGGTTTCTTGACTTGTATATAAAAACGTTTTATAATCTGAAAATGGATTTATATAATTTATTTTGTGTTTCTTTTGGAATCGTATTAGCAATAATCTGGTTTTTAAAAAGTGAAAAAAAGACCTTCATTCGTTGATATAGCTCTTGCTACGGCAAAAGTCTGGTCTTTAAGATCAGAAGATCCATATAGAAAAGTAGGATCATGTATCTTAAATAAAGAGGGCAGAGTATTGTCTGCTGGATATAACGGTTTGCCATCTAAAGTATCAGTTGATTCTAAATTTTGGGAGAATAGAGAAGAAAGAAGAAAATACATGATTCATGCAGAGATAAACGCTTTATCTCTTATTAAAAGATCTGATGAGCCATATATATTAGCATGTACACTTTTACCATGCTCTTCTTGTGCGACTTCAATAATATCATACGGAATAAAACATGTAGTATATTTAGAAGATTATAATTTAGATAAAAATGCGCTTGACATTTTTAGGTTTTATGGAGTACAATTACAGAAGTATGAAAAAGATTAACTTACTATATCTACTATTAGCATCATCTTGCTTTTCTCAAGATGGAACTGTATATGAAACTTATAAATATAATAATGGAAGTACCAATTCTTCTCGTGGAAGCGTGTTTAATAAACCTTTTCAAGAATACAATTACGTCAAAACCTCAAGAGGAATCGAAGTATATGAAACTTATAAGTACAAGTATGCGGGTTCTACAAACGCATCTCGTAGCTCTGTAATATCAAAACCATTTCCAGAGTATGTGATAGTTAATGATAAGATCTATAGAACATACAAATATGAAAATGGTTCTACGAATCAATCTCATGGAAGCGTGTTCAATAAACCATTTGAAGCTGATGTTGTAGATCCAAATGCTAATAAAATTAAAACAGTAGTACAGAGGCAATCAATAGAATACAAACCTACTACTACAAAATATAATGGACCAACTTATGACGGAGAAACGTATTCGTCAGGAGCAGAGTAATGTTAATAGGTCTAACAGGAGTAGCAAGGTCAGGTAAAGATACATTTTTTTCTATACTTAAAAAATATCTAGAAGAAAAAAATATAAATTCCTATAGATTAGCTTTCGCAGATAATCTAAAATTAGAATTAAATGACTTTACGAAAGATAAATTCAAAATAGACTTATTAAAATGTTCTCCAGAAGAAAAAGAGTTAGTAAGACCACTTATGGTAGCATATGGTAAATGCAGAAGAAGTCAAACAGAAGGAAAATACTGGACATCTATGCTAGACCCTAAAGTTAAAGATCTAATTACAAAAGATATAATTCCGATTGTTACAGACGTTAGATATATTGAATATAGAGACGATGAATATTCTTGGTTAAAATCTCATAATGGGATTTTAATACATATATCGAGAAAACTAGATGATGGAACAGTTATACCTCCAGCTAATATAGAAGAAAAAGCTAATGACAATAAATTAAAAGCTGTATCAGATATAAATATATGCTGGGAAACATGTCAAGATGTGAATTTTTTATATGAATTAATGCAAAAACAACTTAAAAATGTTTATGAAAAATTCTTATTAAATAAAAAATAGAAAGATAATATGCAAATATACCCCGAAACAGATAATGATCTAATAAAAAATATAAAAGAGAAAAATGATGAGGATTCATTAAAAGCCTTAATAGAAAGACATAGCCCATTGTGTCATTCTTTATATAAAAAATACTCTATACCATTAAATTCATCTGGAGTTTATATGGAAGATTTGACTAGTCAGAAGGATTATATCATATATAAGTCAGCACTATCATTTGATCCAGATAGAAAATCAAAATTTTCTACTTGGTTATATAATCAAGTTAGATATCAATGCTTAAATTGTATTAATGAGAATAAGCCTTATGTAAAACTAGAAGACATGACTCTTAATAAGCTTATTGATGACAATAATAATATTAATTACTATCAAGATAAACATAATGAAGATTTAAATGAATATATATATAATATATTGAACTATATATCAGATAAAAGAGTAGTTAAAATATTCAAATTAAGATATTCTGAAAAAAATAAAAAGATGCCTTGGAGTAAAATAGCTAAATCATTAAAGATAAGTACCCAAACTGCTATTAATTTGCATAACAAGACATTAAAAATTTTAAAATTTAAATTAAAAAGTAATAATTTATTTGACAAATTTTAATAAAAGGTATAAAATATAAAAATGAATAATACAAATCAAAATACAAACAAGAACCAAAATGAGCTAGGCGCACTTTGGAAGAAGAAAAGTAAAACAGGAATGTCATTCCTATCTGGATATATCAATGATCATGATGGTCAAAGAATCGATGTAGTAGTTTTCGCTAATAGTAAGAAGACTAATGAGAAGGCTCCAGATTATAGACTATATGTATCTAAGCCATTAGATGGACAGAGCAAGCAAACCTCTGCGGCTCCAGTAAAAACTGCACAAGTAAAAGCAGTTGCACCACAAAAAGTTAAGCAAATTGTACAAGAAGACGAAGACGATATTCTATGAGTTTAGCTTTAAACTTACCAATTAATAGCGTAAGTTTTGGACAAGTTTCAACTTCTTTTCTAAGAAATTTATATGAGAGGAAGTTGGAACCGACCATTTTCCCTATAGGTCAAAATATAGACCTTTCATCGCAATCAAACGCAGATGAGAATTTTTTTCAATGGATAAATTCTACAATTGGAAAAAGTTTAAGTACACATAATAGAAATAATAAAATCTTTAAATTATGGCATATTAATGGCAGCTTAGAAAGCCTATCGAAAGAGCAAGTGTTATTTTCATTTTATGAATTAGATTCTCCAACCAAAGAAGAAGTTAATATAGTAAAAAATAATTCATTAGTTTTGTTTAGCTCTAGTCAAGCAGTAGATCTTTTCAAGAAAGAAGGTTGCTCAAACGTACAATTTGTTCCATTATTTTTTGATAAATATAACTTTGAAACAAAAGATAAACAGTACTTTTCAGATACTAGAATTGTTTTTAATTTAGTGGGCAAATTAGAAAAAAGGAAACATCATGAAAAAGTTCTAAAGCTATGGGCATCAAGATTTGGTAATAATCCAAAGTATTCCTTACAATGCTCTATTTTTAATCCATTTATGGACCCAAAAGCTCAATCCGCAGTTCTCAATAATTGGCTCGAAGGAAAAACTTATTTCAATATTTCATTTTTAAATTTTATGCAAAAAAATAACGCATACAATGATTATCTTAATAGTGCTAATATTATTATAGGAATGAGTGGTGGAGAAGGTTGGGGATTGCCAGAGTTTCATTCTGTTGCTATGGGAAAACATTCTATTATTTTAAATGCTTCATCTTACAAAGATTGGGCAAACAAAGATAATAGCGTTTTAGTAGAACCAAATGGTAAAATAGAAAGTTACGATGGCATGTTCTTTCACAAAGGACAACCATTTAATCAAGGAAATATACATGATTTTGACCCAAAAGACTTTTTAGATGCATGTGAAAAAGCTATTGCTAGAGTTGAATCAAATAAAGTCAATCAAGCTGGATTACAACTTCAAAAAGATTTTACAATAGATAAATTTACTGATAAAATACTTTCATTATTAAAATAATGCCAATATATTTATATCAAAATCCAAAAACTCAAGAAATTATAGAAGTTATACAATCTGTAAATGATACTCATGAATTTATTGATAAGAATAATTTAAAATGGAATAGAGTTTTTACTGCTCCAGAATTAAATACTCAAGGATCATTAGACGTCAATTGCGATGCAAAAAAGTTCTCGGAGTTTACTGCAAATAAAAAAGGTACAGTTGGAGACATGTGGGACAGAAGCGCCGAGTTATCAGAAAAAAGAAAAAAAATTTACGGGGAAGACCCAATAAAGAAAAAGTATTATTCGGATTGGTCTAAAAAAAGAAAAGGTAAAGTACACCCAAAAAGTCATTCAGACTAAATTGTTAGTAAGTTTTTAAAATTTTCTTTCTTTATATTTAAAATCAATGTAATATAGTTTTTCAACTAGTTACTATGAATAAAAATACAAATGTAAAAAAAAGAAATGGTGTTACAGAAAAGTTTAATATAGAAAAAATAAACAAAGTAATAAATTGGGCTATAGATGGTTATAGTGGAGTCAGCTTAACAGACGTAGAGATTAATGCTAAAATTAATATTCACGATGGAATAACAACAAAAGAAATTCATAATCTTTTAATTGAAAGCGCAGCGAATTTAATTTCAATCGACAAACCAAATTATCAATATGTCGCAGCAAGATTATTAAATTATCAACTCAGAAAAGATGTTTGGAAAGGCAAACATGCTCCTAGATTATCAGAATTTTTAAATCAAAATATTAAAAACAAAGTTTACGATGCAGTTATTTTGGATCACTATTCAGAAGACGAGATAAATAAAATTGGAGAATTTATTGATCACGATAGAGATTTTATTTTCACTTATGCTGGTATTAAACAGCTTTGCGATAAATACTTAATAAAGAATAGAACAACTGGAGAAATTCATGAAACTCCCCAATTTGCTTATATATTAATTGCGGCATACGCTTTCGCTAAATATCCTACAGAGACTAGACTTTCTTATATTAGAAAATTTTATGATTCTATTAGTAAACATAAGATCAATCTTCCAACGCCAGTAATGGCAGGAGTTAGAACTAGTAGTAGAAATTATGCTAGTTGTTGTTTGATTGGGGTAGATGATACAAGAGAAAGCATTACAGCTAGTGCAACTGCTGTTAGTATGGCAACTGCAAATAGATGTGGAATTGGGATTGATGTTTCTAAAATTAGAGCTATTGGTTCTCCAATTAAAAATGGAGAAGTTGTTCATACTGGTTTAATTCCATTTTTAAAAATCTATGAAAGTAGCGTAAAGGCATGGCAACAAAATGGACTACGAGGTGGAAGCGCAACTTGTAATATTCAATGGTGGCATTATGAAATTGAAGACGTTGTTGTATTAAAAAATAACGCAGGGACAGATGACAATCGAGTTCGCAAGCTTGATTATACAGTTGGTATGAGTAAGTTATTTTATGATAGAGTACTAAAAGATGAGGATATTACTTTATTTAATAACTCTGAAGTTCCAGAGCTTTATGAGGCATGGGGAACAAAAGACTTTGATAAAGTATACAAAGAATGTGAATCAAAGAAACTAAAACTTAAAAAGAAAATATCTGCTCGTAAATTATTTTCACTTATAGTTAAAGAAAGAGTTGAAACTGGTAGAATTTATATTTTGAACGTAGATCACGCTAACGAACATGGAGCTTGGGCTGATAAAGTAACAATGAGTAATCTTTGCACCGAAGTTATTCATCCAACAATACCACTAAACGATTATAATGATAAAGATGGTGAAATTGGAATGTGTATTCTTTCAGCGGTAAATATGCTAGAAATAAAAAACTGGCAAGATCTTGAAAAGACTTGCGATCTTATCGTAAGATTTCTTGACGAAATCATTGAGCTTCAAGATTATTTTAATATTGCTGCTGAAAATTTTGCTAAAAAACGTAGAAGCCTCGGAGTTGGAATTACTAATCTAGCAGCTTTCCTCGCTAAAAATGAATTAAAATATAGTTCAGATAAATCTTTATTAGTCATTGACGAATGGATGGAACATTTTCAATATTTCTTATTAAAGAGTAGTATTGAGTTAGCTAAAGAAAAAGGTAAATGTGAAAAATTTGATAGGACTAAATACTCTAAAGCTATATTACCTATTGATACATATAAAGATAAACTAGATGAGCTAGTAAAAAGAAAACTATCACTTGATTGGGAAAAATTAAGAAAAGATATTAAAGAATTTGGACTAAGACATTCAACGCTATCTTCTTGTATGCCTTGCGAAAGTAGCTCAGTAATTCAATGTTCTACAAATGGAGTTGAACCTATTCGTAGCCTTATAACTTATAAAACTAGTAAAATGGGTAAACTTCCAGTTATGGTTCCAGGAATTGGAAAATATCATGATAATTATGAATTAGCTTATGATCTTAAAGATAATACTGGATTGCTTAAAATTAACGCAGTAATTCAAAAATACATTGACATGGCTATATCAACTAATGTATACTATAATTATAGTCATTATGAAAACCATATCCTACCAGATGCAAAAGTTATGAAAGAATTAATATATGCATATAGCCTTGGATTAATCAGTTTGTATTATAATAATACTGATGACGGAGATAAAGAGCAATCACTTAATCAAAAAGAAGATAGAGATTGTTCTAGTGGAGCGTGTAAACTATAATCTATGAAAACAGTTTTAAATTTTAAAAACATAGATACTACTAAACAACCATTATTTCTTGGTGAAGACCTTAATCTTCAGAGATATGATCGCTTTAAATATCCTATATTTTTTGAATTGTTCAAGAAACAAAATGAAAATTTTTGGTGGCCACATGAAATCGCTTTAGGTAAAGATCGTAGTGATTATAAAAATTTAACAGATACAGAAAGATTTGTATTTGATAGTAATTTAAGATTCCAAACCCTTGGAGATAGTATGCTATCTCGTAGTATCCATTCTCTTAAAGATTATGTAAGTAATCCAGAACTTGAAATTTGTATGAATACTTGGGCACAATTTGAAGGTATTCATAGTTATTCTTATTCTTATCTATTAAATAATGTATATCCAGATCCTACTAAATTCTTTGATAGTATCATGGAAGATAAAGAGATTACGAGTCGTGCCGAGTTAATTAGAAATAACTTTGATAAAATTCTTGGTGATGATGAAAAGAAAGATCCTAAACAAAAGATTTTTGATGCTATACTTTCCATTAACGTAATGGAAGGACTTGTATTTTATGTTTCTTTCGCTTGTTCTTTTTATTTTGGATATAGAGGAAAGATGGAAGGCAATTCTAAGATTATTAAATTCATTCAAAGAGACGAAGCCTTACATTTTGCAGTAAGTCAAAATCTACTTAAGATATTAAGAGATGAAGATAAAGAAGGTTTTACTAGTATAGTAAAGAAAAGTGAAGATAAGATTTACGCTTTCTATGAACAAGCCGCAAAAAATGAAAGCGAATGGTCTAAATATCTATTCAGTAAAGGTAGCTTACTTGGTTTAAATGCTGATGTTTTAGACGGTTATTCTAAATGGTTGTGCGATTCAAGACTTAGAAGCCTTGGTTATAAGAAGATATTCAATCAAAAAGATAACCCTATATCTGGATGGTTAGATAGCTATTTAGATAGTAGCAAAGTGCAAGTTGCACCTCAAGAGACAGAGATTTCTAGCTATAAAGTCGGAGCGAGAAAAACTGACATCTCTGATGATGATTTTGATGATTTAAAACTGTAATAGTTATATATTAATGTGTAATTATCTATGTGAATTTAGATATTACATTATTATTTAATCTTATTTTAGGAGCATTATCTTTCTTGGGTGGATGGTTATTTACTAGAGTATTCTCTCTTTTTGATAAACAAGAAAACCTAATGAAGGAAATTAATGATAAAACTTTTAGTGATTTCATTACTTTAAGGAAAGAAATGGAATTAGAAGGAAGAAAACATCAACAAGAAATAGCTGATTTAGCTTTAAAAATAAGCACAACTTATGTTACTAAAGAATCCTTTGATGATTATTTTGATAGAATAGAACAAAAATTAGATCGCAATTTTGATATTATTCAACAGCATTTGATAAATAAAAAATAATCTTTACATAACTATATATTAATAGTAATATATAATTGATGGTAAATTATGTTGATATTATTTTTGGACTGGCTTGGGGAGACGAAGGAAAAGGCAAAATAAGTAATGCTATTAGCAAAAACTATGATATTGTTTGTCGTTGGAATGGTGGTCCCAATGCAGGCCATACAGTTTATCTTAACGATAAGAAATATAAAACTCATATTATTCCTTGTGGAGTTTTCCAGAATAAACTTAGCATCATTGGCCCAAATTGCGTTATCAATATTGACAAATTTTTTGACGAAATAGATTATCTTAAAAAAGAAGGTTTTGATACATCATTAATTAAAGTAAGCCCAAAAACCCATATTATTACAGAAAGACATATTCAATATGATCTTAAATTTTTAAAACCTAAGCTTGGTACAACTGGTCAAGGAATTGCTCCAGCCTATTCAGATAAAATGTTACGAATAGGAAAATTAGCAGGAGATTATATTGATAAAAAATATCTTTGGGATGGAGAACTTTATGGTAATATTCTATGTGAAGGAGCACAAAGTTTTTGGTTAGATATAAATTATGGAGATTATCCATATGTCACAAGTAGTGAGACTCTTCCATATTCAGCTTGTTCATTAGGATTTTCTCCTAAAAAAATTAGAGATATTTTAGGTGTTGCAAAAATTTATGATACAAAAAGTGGAGTAGATCCATTATTTCCAGAATCCTTATGGGATAATCAAGATTTATTAAAACTAATTGCACTAGGAAAAGAATTTGGCTCAACAACAGGAAGGAAAAGATTAGCGAATTGGTTAAGATTAAATCATTTAAAAAAAGCGATTAAAATATCAGGCACAAATAAACTTATTATAAACAAATGTGATATTATTGAACAACTTAATACTTTTAAAGTTATTTTAGATAATGAAAAAGATGGACCGAATTTTATAAGGTTTAATAACTTTAACGACATGAAGAATTTTATTTTTAATGAATTAAAAGAGTATTGTGAAGTTATTTTCTCTGGAGATAGAAGTTATATTTAAAGGCATTGATATATTGTATAATTTATAATATATATTGTTATTTTTTGTGTAATTGATTATAATTATGCCAAATATATATAATCCTAATTTTAATCAAAACGTCGTTGAGGTTTACACAGAAGAGCCAGGGTTTACTGGATTCAAGGGTCTAGACTGGACAAAACTTGATAGCATAGAAGATATATTAACTGGGGTTGGTGGAACAGGACCAAATACTTATTTAAGTGGAATTTTGGATGATACAAGTTCGATTGATAATAAATTATTTATTACTGGTGATCCATATCCAGCAGGAGTCCAAGGAACAATCGTATTTCAAGCTGATTTAAGTCAACAATTTGATGCAGTTACAACTTTTCCAGAGCAAAGCACTGGCATCAGTAATTTTACAGTTAGCGGAAGCAATGGTTTAGTATTACCAGCCAATTCATATCGTAGAGAATTTTTTGTACAAAACTTAGATACTGGAGTACTTTATGTTAAATATGGTTTAAATGCAAATGCGAGTAGCTTTAATTTTGTTCTTGCTGGAAATACTTCAACAAACGCTGGAGATGGTGGGAGCTTAAATGATGAAAGCTATGTTGGAAATGTTAGTGTTAGTGGATTAGCTAACGTAAGATATATTGGTTGGGAAAGAACAAATATAAATAAAACTCCATTAGTTTAAGATGGGATTGACTATATGATAGTCAAAAAAACCAAACAACTTGGAAATTTTAAAAGAGGAATAAATTTATATGTTCCAAAAAGAAGAATAGCCACTACTACCGCAGATACGAATGGACTGTATGGTAAAAGATATGTTGGATATTTTGGTGACACTAACCCAGAGACTAAAAATGATGATGTAAATTGGTTTAATACAGCAACTCTTCAGGGAAATGTTAATCAATTAACTGAAATAAATAATTTTACTAATAACGCAGAAAATTATAGCTGGCAATGGCTTGGATATTTCAAAGCAAGTTCAACTGAAAATTATACTTTTTATACAGATTCAGATGATGCAAGTTATCTTTGGATTGGGAATAACGCTACAGCTGGTTTTACGATTGCAAATGCCACAGTAGATAATGGAGGACTTCATGGAGGAAATGAAGTTACATCATCTCCAGTAAGTTTAGTTGCTGGAACTTACTATCCAATTAGAGTACAATTTGGTGAATACAGTGGCGGAGATTTTATAACAGTTAGTTTTTCAACACCAACAATAGCACAAAGAACAAATGGCTTAGGATATTATTACTATAATTCTAATACCAATGGTTTTTAAATCATTATATGATAGTCAAAAAAACAAAGCAATTGGGAAATTTTAAAAAAGGAATAGATTTATATATTCCTACAAGAAGAAACTCTTCCACGCAAAGTGGACTTCCTGTTGCAAGCACAAATAGCATTTTAATAAATGGAGTTCAATACAATAAAACAAATTATTGGGGTGAGGGAACTCTTATTTCTGGAGCTATATACGCAGACCCAAATAGTAATAACTACAATGTTTTATTTGCTCCAAATACAACCTGGCAATATTCTGATGGTGAGATATTTACAGGAAATCCATTTGGAGGAAATCCATCAAGATGGGAATTAGTTTTTGCTATAGATTTTGGTGATAATGTTTGGACTGCTCAAACAGTTGCGTATAATGCATCAACAAATGGAAATTATATTCCAACATCAAGCTGGGTTCCAAGCACCACAATTACCGCTGCATAATGCGCTTCCTTGCCATCACTATTGGATAAAAATAGTGTAATTATATTAATAATATGGAAATTGATTTATCAAATAATATCTCAGCAGCTAAAAAAGGCAAAGCCCCTCTTAATAAACCATTTAGACTTCCATCTGGTAGTAAAAAGAAATTCGGTGTCTACGTTAAGAATGATAAAGGCAATATTGTAAAAGTTACTTTTGGCGATCCAAATATGTCTATTAAAAGAGATAATCCAGAAAGAAGAAAAGCTTACAGAGCAAGACATGGTTGCGATAATCCTGGCCCAAAATGGAAAGCTAATTATTGGTCTTGTAAAATGTGGAGCGCAAAACCAGTAAGTAAAATTACCGCAAGTGAAGAAGAGATTACTTTAGAGGCAGAAGTTCAAGGAAAAAATAAAGGACTTTGGTACAACATTCAACAAAAGAAAAAAAGAATGGGTAAAAATTATCGCCCAGCAAAACCAGGTTCACCAAATCGCCCATCTAAGGAAGCATTTGAAAAAGCTCAAGGTGAAGAATATGAATGGGACGGGGAAACAGAATTTGATCAAGTTGAATTATTAAAAGTTGATCCATCTCTTGCTCAAGCTCCAGAAATGCCAGAGACACCAGAAGAAGAATTACAAGAATATAAAGATGATTTTTATGGAATGATTGTTGGATCTATAACTTCAATTCAAGCAAATGCACAAAATATTTTAAATAAATTAAATGAACCAATGGTTAAAGAAAATCTTACAGAACCATTCTTACAACAAATGGCTGCACTTGCAGAAGATTATATGATTACAATTCATAATTATGTAATGTTTAATAAAGAAAACGAAGAGCCAGAAGATATGGAAGAGAGCGAAGCTTCTACAATGTTTAGAATTGGAGACAAAGTTCGTAATGTAAATGCAAATTGCAAACATTATGGTAGTGAAGGAATCGTTAAAGAAATTCGTGATTTACCAGAAAATATGGGATACGCAGTAGTATATGAATGTACAAATGATGGATCAACTTGGAAAAAAGGCGATATGCTTGGTAAAACAGAAATTCAGTTAAGAAAAATAAACGAGGATGTTCAAAGAAAAGAATAAACTTTGGAATTGGAAATCGAAAACAATACTAGTTGGGCTTGCATTAATCGTATCTTGGATCTCCTGCTTAAAAATTGGATTTGAATTAAAGAAATATAACTCAATAACAAATCTTCCTAATTCTTGTTTTGTTGATGCAATGATTTATGCTTCTAGATGCAATCTTCTTTTAATAAGTAGTTCTGATACTTGGAATAGCGTTTATGGTTTTACATTTGGTTATAAAGACGATAAAGAAGCTATACTTGGTCATGCAGTTTGTGTTTTTGAGTATAACAATAACTTATGGATGTATGACCCTAATTGGGGTACATCTCCAATATGCCAAATTGGAGATAGAAAAAAATACAAAGAAAAAATAAAATTGCATATAAACAAAAATTACCCTATAATAGTAATAGAGGATTTTATGTTAAATGATTGGACATATGTTCAAAAAACAAAGAAAAATAAAATGAACAAAACTTATCAAGAGGTGTCTATACATTTAGATGAAAACAAGAAGGAGTAAACTAATAATATGAAAATAAACCTACTAAAAAGGTTAGTAAGAAGCCAAGCCGCAATATTAATTGCGGTTTTTTTATTGCCTATAGCATCATTAAAATCTGAAATACTTTTCGTTGAAGATTTTGAAGACGATACATGGACTGGATTTAGTGCTTATCCATCTGCAAATATATCAGTATTAAATTCTGGAGATACAATATATGGAGCTCCACCTACTGGCGCAGACGGAACTTATATAGTAGCTCCAGGTGGTTCTAAATTAGGTAAAATGTGGCCTTTATATTGGAGTCCAGGAAATGTAACAGCATCTAATAGTTATATATATGACGATTGGTATGATGCAAATGGTTGGATTCCATACATCCAAAGTAAAGAGCTTAAATTTTCTATGGATGTATATGTTTCTAGTTATGATCC